GACGCTCTGTTGGAATAATAATGTCATCGCTACCCAAGAACAACTTAGTATAGTTGTTAGGATTTTGAATTGTTCCTTGAATATCAATCGTATAATAAGTAACTTTTTTGATATTCTCAGCAGTTTCCTCTGCTTGCTGTGGTGGAATGATGTGAGTAATGTATCCACCTTTGTCTTGGTTGAACGCAAATCCTTTGAAACCAATCGCGTGTAGAGAGGTATTACCAAAGTTTGAGTTGGAGTTGGTGATGGACATGTCTCCACCACTTTCCATTAGGAAGTGATCAGCAAAACCAACGGCGAAGATGGAAACGTTCTGAATGAATGCGTCTTCTGAAGCACGAACGTGGAAGTTTCTCCACTCATCCTTCCAGTAACTATCACCCTTTGCGTGATAAGGAACAGTAGCAAATGCGTCTGTTAGTGATGCTTGATTCCAAGTGTTTGAATACTCATCGTAACGGATGAATGCTCTATCGTCTTTCTGTAGAGAAACACCAGTGTACTGAGCAATAACCATGGATCTAAATCCAGTGGCTTTTAGACCATTTGCCCAGATACCACAAATACCCCAGGTAGAACGAATTGAAACGTTGAAGACGTATGGAGAAGCAGATTCGACGCTATCAACCTCAGCAAGAGTTTGTGCGTTTTGTCCAAGGGCAGGAGTTGTATCTACACTGATTGTTTGTCCAGAAACAATGTTAGTGCCAATTCCACCAACAACGAATGGAACTTCATATTTAAATTTGCGAGGGTCATTCTCGTCAATCTCTTTGATTGGGAAAAATCCTTCAAGAACATCATCAATATTTGTATTTGAAATAGCAACAAATTGACCAGCAAAATATCCATGATCAACTTTAGTCGTTACTTCAACTTCAGTTGTGGATGCTGGAATGCTAGGATCAGTTGTCGCATCTACAAACTTCAGTGATTCAATAACACGAGAGTCAGATAAAGGACCAACAATTCTATTTTCTTGAATGTTGAAATCAAATTCACCTGGATCATCAATTGTTGGTTGATAAGATGAAAATGCCTTAGCGATCTTTCTGTAGAATAATCCTAGCTCTTCACTATCAGCATATTCAAATACTGTTAGTTTGTGGTGAGAGAAATTAGGAGCAGTAAGTTTGGTGAAGTCTTGAGGATCATAATAAACTTCACCAGTTCCTTCAGCAGAATTGAAAAGAGGAGATTCAGAAGTTGTTTGACCATCTTTAATAGTGAACTGCCAGAAGTAACATCCACCAGTTACATTAAAGATCGCAGAACGTGGGACAGTTACAGAAGCAGGATCAGGAACGTAGAGAGGTCTGATCGTTGTTCTACGAAGGTCATAACCAACAAGTGAAGAACCACGAGGAATAATAGCACCGCCTTCAGTGTTATTAAACTTGTATAGTACGTTGTTTGGATTGGAGATATCAAGAATGCTATTATCAGTCCAAGCATTTAGAGCTTGATCAAATCCAAATACATCAATGCCATTAGTATCTACAAGACCAGGACGGTTATCAATATAGTGAATACCAGGCATCAGCATGATGCTGAACTGGTCAAAACGGTCATTATTCTTACCAGGAAGGTAAGAATATCTTGCGATTTCTAGGAAAGCACGCTGAATACTCTTGAATGGTGTAATTGGTGAATTACCTCTGTTGGATAACGCATCGGTTGCGTTAAAATCATCAGGAGAAACATAAAGATACTTACCAGTTTTTGAACTGATAAGATTATCCAGACGTGTTAATGGCATGATTATACAGACCCTGCGGCGTGACTTATTCCTTCAAGTTATTTATACGGAAGGTTTATAGTTGTCTCCCTCTATCTGCATTTTGATAATTTCTCTGACACATAACCAGATATATCCAAATTGTTCAGACCAAGTACAATCACCTTTAATTTTATTCATATGTTTTTTGAAACAACACTCTCTGTAGGATTCGAACCTACGACACCTTGATCCGTAGTCAAGTGCTCTATATCCACTGAGCTAAGAGAGTAGGCGAAGGGTGAGAGATTCGAACTCCCATCGCAAGGTTTTGGAGACCTGCATCTTACCGTTAGACCAACCCAACTGGTTCTGAGGGTAGGATTCGAACCCACGAATGGCGGGACCAAAACCCGCTGCCTTACCGCTTGGCGACCTCAGAATGGGGTGACGTATGGGAATTGAACCCATCTAGGTGGTTCCACAAACCACTGCCTTACCACTAGGCTAACGTCACATAGCAGTAGGTAGATTTGAACTACCGACCATAGGCGTATGAAACCCGTGCTCTGCCAGACTGAGCTATACTGCTAAAATGGACGCTGACCTGCTGGTTACTCTTTCTGCGGAGGGAGGCGTCAGTCTTTTATATCCGAGCAAGCACCTTGCTGGAGTCCTACGGAAGATGTTGGATTCGAACCAACGGAAAGATTACTCCTTCGACGGTTTAGCAAACCGTTGCTTTAGACCTCTCAGCCAATCTTCCAAAGTGGAACCGACAAGATTTGAACTTGTGACCGCTCGGTTATCAGCCGAGTGCTCTACCACTGAGCTACGATTCCAAATAGTCTCAACGGGACTTGAACCCGTGTCTACACTGTGAAAGAGTGTTGTCCTAACCACTAGACGATGAGACCATACGACCCATACGGGATTCGAACCCGTGATCTCCACCGTGACAGGGTGGCGTGATAAGCCGCTACACTAATGGGTCAAGGTGGGAGGAACAGGATTTGAACCTGTGAAGGCAGAGCCGTCTGATTTACAGTCAGATTCCTTTAACCACCGACGACTTACAGGTTAAAAGCCCGCTACTCTACCAACTGAGTTACAGACCCAAAGGGTTAAATTGTCAAGGTGCTGGTCGGGGTGGTTCCCCTTCCGTTGATGGATGTATCATAGCAAAAGGGGGCGGTTTTTGACCTGCCCCCCTGATAAATCTTGCTTATGTGTCAGATGTTAGATCATCGTTTCCACTTATGAGCAAGCAGGGGCGCTTGAGCGATATGCCAATAGCGGCAATCGCTTTCCATAATAATATCAATTTGCTTGCTGAAGTTAGACATGATTTTCGACCTTTAGTGTGTTTATTTATAAGGGTTTTTGAAACTGGGGCGGCGGGATTCGAACCTGCAACCGATCGGTTAACAGCCGATAGCTCTGCCGTTGAGCTACACCCCAATGAAATCAGGACTGTTGAGTGTCCATCATATATTCTACAGTATTTGCTATGTCATTCATAGCATCACGTAGATGTGGTTGTTGTCCGCTTTCTTGACGAACAATTGGTCTATGATCATCTGTGAGTGACCAGCGCCATTGTTTCATTATAGCACAGTACCACAGATTAATTTTCATGTTTGAAACTTTCCAATCGAATCCAGTTGGCAAGGGCGTTAAGTTGCATTCTTTTGTCTTCAGTAAAGTCATATTTTTTATTAAAAAGATAGAACTCAATTGCTTCAAGTGCTAATTGTCTGTCTGCTTGTGAAATGAGTGACATAGTGAGTATATAGAACTCATGGAGAATAGGAGACTCGAACTCCTGACAGCCTGCTTGCAAAGCAGGTGCTCTACCAACTGAGCTAATTCCCCTAATGGTAGGAGGGGGGAGCATCACCTTAAGCCCCCCTCTTTACTTCACTTAGCCACAGAATACTAGACCAAGGAGAGGTTTTGGTTCCTACATTTGGGGGGATGATCGGACTTCACCCAGAAGGCAAAGTCCTTAAGACCCTGCCAAATCATCCCCTTACGACGCTACGGAAGATACCCGTAGTAGAAGTTGGCATTACTGCCAAAGCCCAAGGTCGGACTTGAACCGACGACCTACGGTTTACAAAACCGTTGCTCTATCCAGCTGAGCTACTCAGGCATTTTTACAAATTTGAATGCTCCCCAGTCAGAACCCCAAATTTTTTCATGTGTCTCTGCGTGTAATCCACGATCAACAACATGATATTCAGTTTTAGTAAGAGTGACTTCGTTTTGAACATAGGTTTTTATACCTTGCCAATCAACCCAGCACTCACAGGTGGAGGTTCCACCCTGGAACATTTCAGGTCCCGTCTGTGTCATAATAATATCACATCCCTCTCGGTATGTCAAGATGTCATCTGTGATGAGTTCAAGGTTTTGACACTCAACAAATCTAGAAGCATCTTGGATTTCGTAGTTTTTGAGACGGAACTGCCCCTTCTCAACCTCTACATCAATCACAAACTGACGATATGGGTTATTTAGAAGGTAATTGTATGCTTGTTCTCCATAGAAACGATAATCGGAAATTTTCCGATGTTGTACCCGAATATGAGCATAACGAGTAGGATGAGATTGTGCTTGCCGTTTGTTAGCAAAGGTTCCTTCAAGATATTCAAGAAACTGGTTCATCGGGTAAAACTTCGGGATTAACTAAATCTAACTCAAACAATACGGGGTGGCATTCTTCAGCAATCAAATAATCAGAATAACGGAAGATATCTTCCATAGTATATTCTTGATTGAGTGCTGCTTCTGCTAAGATCCACTTATCGTGTTTCTCGTTTTCTTCTAAGATGTCAAAAGCAAATGGTATGTTCTCAATATAATACATCAGCACAGGTTCGCTGTCAACAAAGACATGCTTTCGAGTGATGGTGTATCTGAAAACTGCCATTACATTTGATCTCTCAAAATTTCCTGTTACTATTTACACAGGAATACCCGTGGTCGGATTCGAACCGACACTGGAGGGATTTTAAGTCCCCTGTCTCTGCCGTTGGACTACACGGGCAAGGTGCTCCTTGAGGGGATCGAACCCACCTTAGGCGAATTATGAGTTCGCTGCATTCACCAGATTGCTAAAGGAGCGAATGGGGATACTGGGAGTTGAACCCAGACTAACCCGTTATAAGCAGGCCGCTCTAACCATTAAGCTATACCCCCATAAAATTAGGGCATCATATTCGCACTAACAGTTTTGCTTTTAATGCTTGCCTACGCTTCTTAGCATCTCTCAATGCTTGAGGCTTGAGAGAACGCTTCTGTTCTTTTTTGGAGTGGTGCTGCCAGTTCGGAACTTTCATCGTTCTCTCGTGTTCTGTATGTATGTATAATACCCGATTATTAGGCGTTCGTCAAGGGCAGTGTGACAGTTGCTTTTCTGGCACTCTGCTGGGCAATAAATGCCCGAAGCTCTGGGGTTTCTTCCCATTCCCAGGTGCGACCTTTCTTATCAATCCATTGCTTTTTAGGATTACTCACTTTTCAATTCCTCCAGTTTGTCTAAAATTGTATCAAATGATCCGATGCCTTCAATCTCAGAGATCATTTTAGCGATCTGAGTACAAACAATCGGTCGTTCTTGCCTAGCAGCATATGCTAGAGCATTTCGTAGAGAAGCAGAAGCTTCTTTCAAGCTTTCCTCTACTGATTTTGATAGAGCCATTACTCACCCGAACCTTGAACAGAGTTATCTTACTCGGTTTCTGAGGTTCTGTCAATCCCTCTGGCGCCAGTCTTCGGGTTTATCTCTGCCTTCAGTAAAGAAATCAACAATTTCATCAACAGAGTTGAACCTGCTGATGCCTCTGCCTTCGTGTCCAGTCCCACCAATATCTAAGGCATTTAGAAATCCATCCATACTATCTTCAGTCATGTCTGGATTTTCTGCTCTTCGTCTTGCTTGACGAAGCATTGTCCCAGCTGTTCTATTTGCTTTTGCTAACTTTTCCGCCCATATCATCTCTTCCAAACTCACTTCTTGATGTGCTATAATTTTGTCACAGATCGCTTCCAAACGAAGACGATATTGCGTAGAAAGCATAAAGACCCTTTCACAACTACGTTTATTTAGTTTAGGAGAATAAGAGCACCCTTAATACTGACATTTCCAGCACCAACAATATCAACAGTAGCACCAGCTTTGAAACTTGCTGCTGCTCCAGCTTCAATATTTACTGCTGCTCCTGCCTTCATGTCAATTGTAGCTCCAGAAGTTTGATCAATAGATCCACCAGCTTTGATTGACATAGCGCCAGTTGCCAGAATATCAAATGTAGCACCAGCATCATCCATAATTGCCGCAACTGCCTTTCTATTAATAAAGTCAGCAGAATCATATGTTTGACCGCCAACAGCAGTCTTTACAGAATAAGCACTATCTCTTGCTTTAATCAAAGGTGGAACTGGAGTGCCACCAGCAACAATATGTTGCTCCGCTCCACCAATCCATTGTTGATAATCTCCAAGAATTTTCCAGTTTACATGTCCTGGAGAAACCCAGTTTGCGGAAGCACGAGGATCAAAAGAAATCGTAGTATCTTCAGATACTCCAAATTTCATAACTTGTCCAAGAACAATATCTTTTTTATTAGCAGTAGTTTGTTCAACATTTCCAGCAAATAACTGAATTGTACCAGTTCCATTGTTAGCAGCGAGAACTATGTTTTGACCAGATAAGTAGAGTTCTGTTGCTGCTGTAATAAAAATCTTTTCTGCTTTTATTGTTCTTTGCGATCCTTTAGCATCTTCTGTAACATCACCATACGCTATAATATTAACAGCACATTTTTCGGAATCATCACCAGCAGAATATTCAAAGTTAGATCTTCCCTCATGTTTCTGTTGTTGACCACCATAGGTATGAACATTTAATTTACCACTACCAGCACCAACTTGTTTACTATATTTTCCAGAAACAATATGAATTGTGCCTTGATTTCCGAGAGCGAAAAAACTATCCCCAGGACCATCTATTCTAAGTGTTGATGTAATGCCATCTGGATACAATCTTTCATAAATGTGAGATCTTCCTAAAGAAGATTTCCAGCAAGTTAAAATTCTTGGAGTTTCTGATAATGTTTGAGTTTCATTTGGTGTAGATGGTTTTGCTGGTCCTTTTGTAGTTAAATTATTATACGTTGATTTTGAAGCAGATTTCTGCTTTGTCAAATTTTCTATTTTTGCGTTTCCCCTTGGATCATAACCACCTCTTAATGATGGATCTTCTCTATTTCCTGCCATAATTTACAACTCCTATGGACAATCAACGTAACGACCAGTTCCGATCTTAGTAGAACCAACAGTTGTAAGATCATTAGTATCTAGACATACTAATGATGGCAATAATTTAGCTCCATATCCACCGCCACCGACAACAATAATTTCTGGAAATTTATCAAAAGTTTTAGTACGATCCAATATCCTTCCACCTATTACAAATCCATCTTCATTAATGATTGCTTCTGCGATTCCAAGTTTTCCATTAACATACATATCTGGAACTGTTGTATATCCGATTCCTGGTCGGATCAATGTAAAACTATCTATGATACAACGGACATCGTTTTCCTGTGCTAGATTCTTTCTATAACCATACCCAGATGATTTGACACGAATCTCGGTTAGATAACCGTTTTCGTCTAGAAGAGCAGTTGCTGTTGCTCCAATTCCTTCTCCACCAACAAATACATATGGAGGTTCTGCCCATGGATCTCCAGGATTATCAATTGGAATTTGAATAATTCCTCCAGTATCGTCAGTAATAATTTTATCTGGATTTACAGTAGGCAATTCAAATTCATCATATGTCGTTTGTGTTCCATCACCAACTCCAATATCATATTCTTCAATGGATGATCCACCACCTTCTTTATTTGAATCTGGTACAATCAAAACACTAGTCGTTGCTCCAGTGCCATTAATAGAAAATGTTAATGTTTCATAGTCTTCTGGTCTATCATCTTCTTCAATTCCAATTGTGACCTTTGCTGTGCTATTATTGATAATGAAAGATCCTACTAAACTGCCACCAACAACATCATCATTGGAGACACCACTTAAGGTATAAAAGGCAGCAGTTCCATTGGGAACATTTTTTGTTGTAATTGTGAACACAACAAATTCTCCCTCTTTTACTGTAGATCTATCAGCAATAACTTTATATGAAGGGGAAGAAAAACTCTTTTTTTGACCTGGATTTCCACCAGTGTTTGTATCTTCATCACCAGTTTCTTCACCAACTAACGAAGTTGGAAAATTATTATCAATATTATCAAATGGATTGATTGGTTTTGGATTAAATCTATCTCCTTCTTCAGTTAGATCAATTTCTGTAATGACGCACTTTCCAATATTTTTAATAAATTCCGAAGATACACCACTTCCACTACCAGGACTGTTTAGAGCAAGTTCTACAAAAAAGTCCTCATCCTTTTCAACAGCATCAGAATAGAAAGTTTTGAAAGTTATTTTCTTTTGAGTTTCTCCAGGAGCAAATCCGAGAATGTCTTCTGCTGGTAGATAATCAGAATTTGCTGTCGCTGTACCTTGCTCTGTTAAAGATTTAAATGTTACGGAAGAAGCTGCTGATGTATATCCAGATCTAGTTACTGTAAATATAGCGTCTTTTCCTTCTTCTACTTGAATGTCATCAATTGTGTAGATAATTTTTAACTTTTCTGTGGAAGATCCAGTTCCACCAGGAAGAGGAATTCCGCCAGTAAATCCAACAGTGGTAACTGCTAAACTATTTCCAGTATAGGCTTCTTCGCATGTGTATGATGTGTAATCAGCTCCAGTGACTGGGAATAGATTATCAATTCCAGAAAGTAAATCATCGAGAAAATCCTTTCCATCATCAGATGATTCATCCCTACTTCCATCTGTACAAACTTTTTTATATTCCGAACAGGTTTGGTCTGGTCCAGAACAAGAAATTCCTAGTAAAGATAAAACATAATTAATTGCTCCACCAATGATATTCAATGGTCCAGCAATAGCACCAAGGATATCTTCTAGTGGACCCAAAATATTACCAAGTAATTCTTCTATCAAAGAATTAATTTTAGATAATATGCCATTAACTAAAGTATCAATTTGACAAGCAACTGCCTGATAAATCTGTGTGACAAGATCCATCAAAACATTTGTTAACCATTCTGCCAAGCGATCTCCAAGATCTGCCATTTGACATCCAAGGTCTTTCAATAATTTATTAAAAAACTCAGTAACTGGGGTTAAGGCATTACCTTCTTCTGATGGGTATAGTAAAGCATTAATTAGATCCCTAACAGCAGCTTCTAATTTTTCAATGATAAATCCTTTAACTTTTGCGATAAAATGCTGTACGACAAATAAAATTTTATTTGTATATCTTCTAGCTTCTTCTACAGCACTGTATAGTCCACCAGTATATTTGTTTATTAAAAAATCTCCTATTTGCCCACCATTATTTTGAACTGCTGCCAATAGTTCTGAAAGAATATACTTAATCGAAGATCCAAGATCATCTTTCTCACATTTTTCTGCTACAGATTGACACCACTTCTCTTCTTCATCTCCTTGTGCTGGACCTTGGGGAATAGGAACTCTTGGTTTTCCATCTTTACCTAAAGAACCATCTGGCAATCCACCTGTGCTTTGATTTGTATTCTCAGATTGTCCGCCTTCTTTATTTTCTGGTGCTGGAGTACCATCCTTTGCTGGTTGAACAGTCGCTGGTATTGCTGTAGTAAATGGTGGGTCTTCTGGTCTGGCGTTTTTAACAATTGTTGTGGCACCAGGGGTTTGACCAATTGACCCCATTATTATCGGTTTTTGTCTTTCTGGATCTAAGTAAAATCCAACAACCCAACATCCAGGTTTTAATTGAGAACCTGCTCCGCCTTCGTTCCCAGGCATAAAGGGAACGTTAACTGGCATCATCACACTACACCATGGTAAATCAGCAGTGTCAAGTATTTCTTTGCTTTGAGGATGTTCGCCAACAATCCTCACCTTATAACGAATTCCACCTTTGTTATTAGGTTCGTCTGCTGCTGTTCCTTCTACTTGACCAACCCACCAATTAAAACCATCATTACCAATTTTATTTGTTGGGATGAGTTGAGATAATAGTTGATCCATATCACTCAATCATCATATACTCTACATTCCAAAGCACCTGGATTGCTATCACAAAAGAGTTCTAATGATGTTGGATCATGATCATCATTTGGATGACGCTCTTTGTATGCTTCTAGAGCGGTAAGTTCTTCTTGTGTATGTCTACGAGCTTGTGGAGATGTTTGTGGATCATCGAGAATTTTTTTATCTTGTTCAATATGTACGTCAATATTTTCCATTTTTAGTTTCCTCCTGTTACATTATTTAGTTGCCATGTTGAGAGACACGATCTTTAACACCATGAGTATCTCTAGCAAGACGAAGTGTAGTTGTAAATCTCCCATTTGATCCTATTAAAGTATCATATGAATGCGTGACTTCCATAATCAAATATATTCCACTATATTCTGGATCAAAAGGATCATCTTTGGCAAATTTGCTAGGTTGTTTGTTTGTAATGCGAATATCTATCCTATCTCCAGCACAAATTTGAGAATTTCCAGGTATGACTACTGTAACTTTTTGATTTGATAAAGTTTCGTATCTTGCCATAGATTGGGCAGCATATTCTAAATGTCTATCGGAATATTGTGATGGATTTGTTGCGCCATCCTTTTCATATGGAGATGCTGGTTTATCTTCATTATACCAAGTTTCATGATCCAATATCATGGACATAATTTTAGTGGGATAGTCTGCCAATGTTTGATTGGCAGATATTCTAACTAAAGTTGGTTCTTCTTGACTGCCCAAATGCTTCATGTCATCAAAAGCTTCTTTCATATTATAGATGTATTCGTCATATTGTCCAGTAGAATGATTAAAAAAGCATACTTTTGTGGAATACTTTCCAAATCTTAATCCAGATATCAAGTCTACTTCGGAATTAAAATTAATTTCGCTAATTGTAAATCTATCATCTGCTCCATCATCTTGGTTTAGTATTTTTTCTACATATGGTCCCCAAGGTTTTATCTTATAATTCTCAGTTTCTTTGTCCGAGCATAAAGTATCAACTGAGTAAAAATTAAATCCTCTCTTATTTTCCCAAAAGAAAAATCCAGCACTTCCACCTATAATCTGTTCTTTATCCTTTACTGATGTAGAATTACTTTTTGAAGACGTTGTTACAGAAACACTTTTTTGTTCAGATGGTACAGATTTTGGCATTAACATTGCCGCAATGTCAAAAACTCTTTTTCTGGCAGCAATTATTTTTGTTTCAAATAAACAAGGCTCACTATTTAAAGTTTTTTCTGTCTTTAAGTATTCTTTCAAGAGTTTTGCGATAATTTCATCTGGTTTGCCAGTTAATGGAACTTCAACTCTCACACATTCGTTGTTTAGTGCTTCTTCAGAGATTAATCCAAGAGTGTAAGACTGATCTTGATTTTTTACATATCTATTCGCAATTTTCCATATTCTTAAATTATACTCTTCACCAGATTCGTTAGTATTTGTCTGTATTCTTACCTTTATCAATTCTCCACCTTGGATTGGCATAGAATTAATCAGACCACCACTATCAACAATTGCCATTGTTCCC